CAAGACGATCCGGTTCGGCCAGCAGGGCGTCTCTGGGTCTCCAAAGAAGGAAGGCGAGAGTGCAGCCGACAAGGCGCGGCGCGAGTCATTCAAGGCTCGTCACGCTGGCAACATCGCCAAGGGCAAATTGTCAGCCGCATGGTGGAGTAACCGCGTAAAGTGGTGACTATGGACGCTCTTGAATTACCCGACCAGGTTTACCAGCGACAAGATGGCCGCTGGTGCAAGCCATGTCCATCGTGTGGCATTGAACAGGATTATTTGCGGAGGAACTACGCAATCCTGTCGTTCTTGGGCGGCAAAGAGTGCAAGGCATGCAGCAATAAAAAGACCGAGAACTGCCATCGTGGCATGTTTAATGCCATCAGGATTTCTTGGTTCAAAAAGTGCAAGATAGGCGCAGAAACGCGAGGCATTGAGTGGAGCTTGGACATTGAAGATGTGTGGCAGCTTTACGTCCAGCAAGGCGGCATTTGTCATCTTTCAGGCATTCCTATTGCCTGGGCATCTGTCGGCCAGATTCACACGGCATCGCTTGATCGCATTGACAGCAGCAAAGGCTACGTCATCGGCAACGTCCAACTGCTGCATAAAGACGTCAACATGATGAAACAGGCATTCAGTCAGGAGCACTTCATTGCCATCTGCTCTGCGATTGCCGACAAACAAAGTGAAATGGTGAGGCCATGCAGATTCCAATCCTCAACGGCATCTACACCGACAACGGTCCTGACCTGCGCACGAGCTACCCGGTCAACATGGTGCCGGTGCCAAAGCAGTCCGGCATCAGCAATGGCTTTCTGCGTCCTGGAGACGGCATTGTGGCCAACGGCAGCGGCCCAGGCGTGGACCGTGGCGGCGTCAACTGGCGCGACAGTTTGTATCGTGTCATGGGCACCAAGCTGGTGGAGATCAGCAGCAACGGCACTGTGACCGTGCTGGGTGACGTTGGCGGCCCTGTCAACACGCTGGTGACGTTTGACTACAGTTTCGACTTGCTGGCTATTGCGTCCGGTGGCCGCCTGTACTACTGGGACCCTCTGGCATCCACACTGACGCAGAACACCGATCCAGACTTGGGAGTTGTGCTTGATGTGGTCTGGGTTGATGGTTACTTCATGACAACCGACGGCGAGTTTTTGGTGGTCACCGAGCTGTCCAATCCGCTTCAGGTCAACCCGCTGAAATACGGCAGCTCCGAGGTTGACCCAGACCCTGTGGTGGCGCTGCTCAAGCTGCGCAACGAAATCTACGCACTGAACCGCAACACCATCGAGGTGTTCGACAACATTGGCGCAGAGTTCTTCCCATTCAATCGCATTGACGGTGCGCAAATTCAGAAGGGAGTCATCGGCACCTTTGCATGCTGTGTGTACATGGAGCAAATCGCTTTTCTTGGCAGCGGCCGCAACGAAGCGCCAAGCATCTACATGGGCGCTGCAGCCACGGCACAAAAGATCAGCACGCAGGAGATTGACGAGTTGCTGCTGAACTACACCGAGGCGCAACTGGCCTTGGTCAAGATGGAGGCGCGCAACGACAAGGCGCACCAGCACCTCTACGTCCACCTGCCAGACCGCACGCTGGTCTACGACGGCGCGGCATCGCAGGTGCTTGGCGAGGCTGTCTGGTTTACGCTGACGACTACCACGGTCGGATTCGCTCAGTACCGTGCGCGCAACCTGGTCTGGGCCTACGACAAATGGCTGGTCGGCGATCCGCAGTCAAGCAACATCGGCTATCTGGTGGACACCATCGGCACGCACTGGGGACAGAAGGTGCGCTGGGAGTTTGGCACGCTGATCGTCTATAACGAGGGCAACGGCGCGCTGTTCCACGAGCTGGAGCTGGTCAGCCTGACCGGGCGCGTGGCGCTTGGCGTTGACCCGCAGATCAGCACCAGCTACTCGCTGGACGGCCTGTCGTGGAGCCAGGATCGGTTCATCCGTGTCGGCACCATCGGCAACACCAAGAAGCGCCTGGCCTGGTTTCAGCAGGGCAACATGCGCAACTGGCGCATCCAGCGTTTCCGTGGCGACAGCGACTCGCACATCGCATTCGCACGCCTTGAGGCGCAGATCGAAGGGCTGGCGTACTGATGGCCACAGCACCCTACTCTCGCAGGCTAAACCTGACACGCGACCAGCTCGCGCAGTTTCTGACCGACCAGCAGCAGATCAGGCAGTTCGAGCTGTTGTTCGCAACGGTCGATGCCATCGCACCTGATGTGGTGCTTGAGATCAACATCGCGGCCGGCACTGCCCAGGCAACTGCTGTGCAGGCGCTTGGCATGATTGCCTCGCTGGCGCAGGAGGCTGCTGTCAGCTCTGCGGTGATCGATGGCAAGACCACGTTAGCGCTGGACCAGATCGCTGCGCTGGCTCAGGAAACGTCAGTCAGCATTGCGTCAGCAGAGAACAAGGCCAACCAAGCGCTGGCACTGCTCGGCCAACTGGCCACGGCCGTTGAAGGCCTGCAGATGTCGCCACCACCACGCGAGTTCAAGCGTGCGCGCTACGGCTCGTTCTACAGCACCACCACGCAGACGGCTGGCGTCGTCAACACGGCCACCGCAGTAACTTACAACACCACGGACCTGTCCAGTGGTGTGCGCATCGGCACCACGACATCGCACGTCATCGTGGACACTGAAGGAATCTACAACTTTCAGACCTCGATCCAACTTGATAGCACGGTGGCAACGGATGAGGAGTTCTACCTCTGGTTCCGCAAGAACGGGGTCGATGTCACCGATTCGGCTTCTCAGGTTCGCGTCAAGGGCAACAATGCTGAGGTGTTTCTGGCGCTGAACTATTTCTTCAATCTCAAGGCAAACGATTACGTCGAGATCATGTACTCGGTTACAGACCTCGGCGTGCGTCTGCTGGCCTCTGGCGCTGTAGCCCCGCATCCAGGCATTCCGTCCATTATTCTCACAGTCGCCAACAACATCCAAGGAGTCCAGTAAATGACCGTCACCGTAAAAACCCTCGTGCCTCCCAAGCAGATGGAGGCCACCCAGACCACGCAGTACACGGCCACTGCCGCCAAGGCGCTGATCGACAAGGCCACCGTCACCAACACTGACACAGTAAACCGCACGTTCAGCGTCAACCTGGTGCAAGTGGGCGGCAGTGCTGGCAACAGCAACCTGATCATCGACGACCGCACAGTCGTGCCAGGCGAGACCTACCTCTGCCCCGAGCTGGTTGGCCAAGAGCTGGATCCTGGCGCATTCATCAGCACCATCGCAAGCAATGCCACCTCGCTGACTCTGCGCGTGTCTGGCCGCGAGATCACATAAAGGAGTAAGACATGGACTACGCAAAGATGCCCAAAATGATGGTGGCTGGCTTCGGTGGCCTGCCTATTGACGAGCCGTTCCTGACCACTTCCGAGAACCGCAAGAACTACGAGACGGCCGTGCAGGACTGGAACTACGGCCCCGAAATGCCGACCAATGAGCCTGGCGCGAACAAGCCGTTCTATGTGGCGCTGGCCAAGGCCATGCAGTGCGACGAGAAGGACGCAAGGCGCAAGCACTGCTCCAACTGCGAGTACTACGACAACAGCCTGATGACCCAGGTCAAGATTGAGCGCATCCCGATGGCCGCCTACGACAAGGGCGCAGGCTTTCGCGGACACTGCGAGAAGCTGGACTTCGTCTGCAACGACATGCGCGTCTGTCAGGCATGGGAAGAGCGCGAAGATGACGAGGATTGACCAAATGGCAAATTGTGGGAAAATAAAGGTGCTGAGCCGATTGAGCCGCCAGCAGCTCAAAGTCCCTACCAGGAGGATTCGATGAGCGATGTCGCGGTTCAGGAAGTTGCGCAGCAGGCCGGAGTGCCTGCCGAGCACTTGCCTATCTACCGCCTGGAGGCTGAGCTGCTCAAGCTGCCCCAGGTCGACATGCCTGTCGAGCACACCTTCTGCAATGGCCTCTATGCTCGCACCATGCACATCCCGGCAGGCACTGTCCTGACTGGTGCAGTGCACAAGGACGAGTCCTTTTTCGTGGTTCGCAAGGGAACGCTTATCGTCACCACTGACGACGGCACAGCCCAGGTCGGCCCAGGCTTCATGAGTGTGACCAAAGCCAACGCCAAGCGCGCTGGCGTCGCACTGACTGAGGTCGAGGTGACCACCTTTCACGCCAACCCGACGAACGAAACAGACCCGCAGGTGATCTGGGACATGTACACCGTCCCAGCACCGGCTCGGGTCTTAGAGGCCGTCCAACATCCGCACCTGGAGGGCAAAACATGACTTTTGGACTATCTGGAGCCGCACTGGCAGGCATTGCCGTCGG